AAATTACCGCTGCTCAGTAGAATCCTATCGTCAAGGTATTAGCGAGGATTCTTTTAGACGAGTATTGAGTAGAACCCCGTTTAAATTGCAAAAGGAAATGGGGAGTTTGTTACCCTATAAAGTGTCACTAAGACATAGGTATGATTTTCAGTGGCAGGAAGATGAAGCTGTGCTTATGAGTACTCATAGTAACTACAACCCAAAACGTTATGCAGAAGTGGGTTCATTATATGATTTTTATGAGTTCATTGGTTATGATAAGAAAACTAAGAAGTTTAATGGTATTAGTTACCGTAAATTTTTATTAGGTAGGATAGAGGAGGGTAAAGTTTGAGTGAATTTATTTTAAACAAAGGTCAGCAATTGGCATATGATAAAGTTGTTACAGGAAGAAATCTAATAGTTAGTGGGGTTGGTGGGACTGGGAAAAGTGTGTTAATTCATAAACTTAGGGAAGATTTCTCTAATGATACGATTTTCTTATCGACTACTGGCATTAGTGCTGTTGCTATCGGTGGTAATACATTACACAGTGGTATGTCTATACCTATTGGACATATAACTAAAGAAAGTCTAAAAAAGGTGTCATCTGATGTGCAGAAACTATTTTCTACTGGAACGGTTAAACGTATTGTAATTGATGAGTGTAGTATGATTACTCCAAGTACATGGCATGGTTTTATTCAACGTCTTATTAGATTCTCTAAGAAAACTAAGAATCGTCCAGAGGGTGGGTTTCAAGTAATATTGGTTATGGATGTACTTCAACTAGGTTGTGTGATGCAACCTGTGGATATTAGGTTGGCGCGTGACGAGTATGGTGTTGATAAATTCTTCCTTATGGAATCCTTCAAAGGTATGGATTTTGATTTTGTTGAGTTATTAGAAGGTATGAGACAATCTGATGTTGAAATGAAGATGATGTTGGGTAGGATCAGAGAAGCCCTACCAACCTCCTATAACGGTAAAGTTCCTGTATTTGATAAGGAGGTTATGGAGGCTATTGACTACTTTAACAAGAGGGTAGTTTATCCATTACCAAAAAATACACCTGTATTGGCAGCAACAAACAAATCAGTAGCTGCATATAACAAGATAGCTTTCGATAATAACTATAACCCTGCAGGTTGTTATGAGGCTGCTTTTACGGGGGACTTTAAGGCAGCAGATTTACCTTGTGATGAGAAGTTATATTTAAAGGAAGGGTTAGATGTGATTATCGTTAAGAACTCCCCTCGTGATTCAGAAGTTAAGTATGTGAATGGAGATCAGGCTACTGTGGTCAGTATGTCAGGTGAAGGGGTTTGGGTACGACTTAAATCATCTGGGGTGGATATTTTGATTGAACCTACACGTTGGGAGAAACATGGGTATAGTACTGTAGTTCATGAAGACGGTACAAGTGAGTTGGTTCAATATGTATCTGGTTCAGCAACACAAGTGGCTATCAAAATGAGTGCATCAATATCTGTTCATCGTTCACAAGGATCTAGTTTATCTAAAGCAATCATAGATTTAGGTTGGGGTGCTGGTTGGTGTAATGGTTTAGTATACGTTGCTCTAAGTAGACTTAGATCAATTGACGGATTATATCTTAAACGTAAAATACACCCAGAAGATATATCTGTTGACATGGATGCAGTTAATTGGTTAAACGAGATGAGAAATAAAAGTATTAATTAATAGGAGATTTTATTGTGAGTGAAATAGGTTGTAATGTACCAAAGAGTAAGTTAATTCCATCTGGTTCTAGGTCTATTAATAGTTCTGGAAACTACCTAACAGTGTTAGAACGGGCTGATGCCACTAAGTCCTTATATCGGGTTTTATTGGATTCTGGGATTACTCAAATTATGGGTTCGAAAGAGATACGTAATGGTAAATGGAAAGATAATATGTCTCCAACTTTATATGGCATAGGTTTTATAGGTGACGGAGTGCATATGTCTAAAGTAGGTGGAACCAATACTTCAACTTATGATGTATGGAGAGGTATTATGAGGAGATGCTACGATGTCAACCTCAAAAGCCACTATCCTACCTACGGTGGTGCAGGTATCACTGTTGCAGAAGATTGGCATAACTTCCAAAACTTTGCCGAATGGTATCAGGTAGAATGTCTTAAATTACCAGATATAAAATTAAATATTGACAAAGACTTAAAGGGTGGTAAAATCTACTCACCTGACAATTGTGTGTTGTTGCCATACAAGTTGAACAATTTTATCACTAATAGTAAAACTGATGGAGGTTTGGTTGGTTACACTAAGCCACGTAGTACTAAATACACAATCACACTATCAATATTAGGAAAGCAACATTATATTGGTGAGTTTCCTAATCAAGAGGAAGGTGATTATATCTATCGTGTACTACGTGAATGGACTTACACCAGACTTGGGTATATGTACCATGCACGTGGCATGATTTCAGATGAGGTGTTAAATTTATTATCAAATCAATATAGTAATTACGATGATAATCAGATACAGTGTGTAGTTGAAGGTTATAGTAGTTTTATAGAAAAGGTAAATTTATTCCTTAGTAATGAGGATGTACTTACATGTCGGGTTAAGAAGTTACCAAAATAGTAAGTTATATTTTATCGTCAACAGGAGAAATTAAAATGTCTAAAGTAGAACAAAAATACACCCACCCATTACAGTCTTGTACTGCAGCAGATATACAAAATTTTCCAGATGACCAAGCACATGGTATGTCAAAACGTGAGGTTGTGTTCTTAGAGTTTATGGGTAAATTAATTAGCACACCAGATCAATTTGATTGTACTATTAATAATAAAGTTACTAAGGCTAAAAGGTACACCAACCAATATTTTAAAACTCTAGAGGAATGGGATAATGAATGATATTCTAGGAATTATATATGGTGGTATAATGATTATTGGTGTATTATGCTACTTTGCAGCTTGGTACATGTTTTACTATGTATTCAACTCTGTTAATAGTACTATTAACTCATGGGATCGACACTATAAATTATTTAGTGAGGCGTTAGATAGTAGTGATCAAGTAGCTGCAGATTACCACAAGGTTGAAATGGATAAATGTAATAAACGATTGAGAGGAAGATTATGATTAGTATATACGATATAACTGAAATTATAGACTCAGTTAGAATTGAAAAAGGTAATAACTTAATTAATAGTGTTTGCGATCTTACTCAAGATGGTATACGGTTTGGTTACTCCTATGATAACTATGTAAATACCAGTGTATTTGATTACATAACACAACACTTAATGAGTTTAGGTACCCACGTTTTTGTAGTTAGAAATAGATGTGAAGATTTACTTGCAGAACTTAAAGAATTATTAATCAAGGAGGGACATTTTAGTGAATAACAGACCATCATACTCTTACATTGTATCTCTCACTTATCATAAAATTGGTGATGATACATATGAAGTCCTAGAGGAAAATACTATTGACCTTCGTTATAATATGCCATTTGAAGATGTGAATGAGGATATATCATGTTACCAAAGTGAGTGGATTTCTTCTACAAGTGAAGATTGCAATCTTGAATATGATGTCATATACTACTCTGTGTTTGCAGTTACCACTTCTTATCACAAAGATTATTGGGGTGAAGTCGATCAGGATATGGATTGGGAGGTATTATCTCACATTCAACTTGATTGTAGCGTGGATGACTTTATAGAGTTTAGAGGATTAATACCGCCTGTAGAAACATCCTCAGGTACTATCCCAATTATGCTTTAAACACACCAAACAAGCTCCTGTAGCTATTATTACAATTAAGTGATACAATGATGCCATGTAGTATTAAAGTGGCTTAGAATTGAATTGAGGAGGTTTAATGAGTAACTTCACTGTAGAAGAAACTATAACTGATAGTGTAACAGGTAACGTACTATTCACACTAGTTACATGGCAAGGAAGAAACTTCCTATACCAAGGTAATTTCACAGAGGACAGTTGGCAGCAAAATAGGATCTCCGAGTGTGTAAATGGTGACTATGTTAAGATGTATAAGAATATCAATGGTTGGTTAAATAGTGTAAATAATAGAGAGAAGAAAAAGAACTTATCTCTACGTGATAGAATTATTAGTTTACAATTGGAATTAGAAACCTGTGATAAGTTAATAAATGATATAGATTATGCTAGGAATTAGGAGGTTTTAATGTTTGTAATTAAAGATATCAAAAATGGTGACTATTTAGCAGAGTATTTACTGGTAGCAGCTTTTACTCCTAATGTCGTAAATTGCTTTCAGTATAAAACACATAAAGGTGCACTTAAAGATTTACACTATTACCAGTTAGGTAGCACATGTAAAATTGTTGAAGTTGATGAGGTTTAACATGACAATAGATGATCTACTTAGATATACAACAATACACCGTGAGGTTTATGGAAGTGATATCAACAATAAATCAAACAATCATTGTTACTGGGATGAAGATTTTAATTGTTGGATTGAAAATGATCAACACCTTAGAGATAGACTTAGACAATTACTAGAAGTTTAGTTAGACAAGGAGTGGATGCTTTAACCACGACTATGGATAACTTAAGTTAATACTATAATTCCATTAGGAATAAACTTTAAAGCTACATGGTTAAATACTTAAGATAACAGATAAGGTCAAGAGAGTTAGGGATTTTCTTTTTAAAGACTATATTTATCTAAAAGCGTAAAGAAGTAACTAGTATGTTAACCAATTAATTTAACTTTTTAGTTTACATTTAATTTTAATAGTGTAAGATGATTAGAGGTTAACATAATAAATACTTGACCTTAACGGTCTAAAGGGTTATAGTCTATTCCTAACGGAATTAAGTGTATTAGTAAGATTCACTAGACCAACCTATTATCACTACGTTCTATACGTATGGTGTTCATCTAGTGTTGGGTAAAATAAAATAACAATTTAAAAGGTATACAAGTGATACCTATTATGTTCATACAATTATATTAATTACTATTGTTTTACAAACACTTATTTAAATTATAATATAGTGTTAATTTAGTATATTTAATTTTAACCATTAAGAGAATAGACATTATATAGAGGTATTATTTAAAGGTATCACAATTATACTTTAATACTTGTATTGGTATCAAATATAAGCTACACTATAGTATGGATAGCGTATAATAAAGGGTCATGATATGGGGGATTTTGTATTTAAAGTAGATAGTCAACCTGAAAGTTATACTTTCAAGGTGGATGAGGACAGAGTAGCAGATATAAAAGAACACTATATTGGTGTTGCTGAAAGAGCTATTAAGCAAGAGATAAACAAGCAGAAAGCTATTGACAAAAGACTTAAAAATGGTTTAAAGTTAAATAGGGTAACATCTTATGAACTACGTATGGTATTAGATTATTGGTTCAAGAGTGGTATGGATGTGCTACAAAAAGCCTTTAATTACGTATATGAAAATACTGGTAAACGTCACAAGGAATACGATTGGTGTAAGAATATACCTAAAGCTAAACATTATGGTAATGAACTTATTACCGCATTGAATACCAGCGACCACCACCTTGCAATTCTTATACGCAATAGTATACTATTTGATAGTATAAACCTTAAAAGAAGTGCTGAACTAACTACGAGGATAAGAGAGATGGACGTTATTGTTAAATTTGAGAAGGTCTTAGAAAAGAAAGATAGTGATCTTAGTGTAGCTTTGGCTAGGATAGCAGAATTAGAAGGTACTCGTAGCTGGAAAGAGATTGCACTAGAAGCTTTAGCTCTAGGTAAGAAACAAAAAGAAGTAGCTAAACTTGTTGGTAAGAGTGTTCCTACAATTAAGCGATTAGTTGCGGATAATAAGAAATAAGAGGAGTTGCATCGGTGGATAAAAAATATAGATATTATGATGATATTATTCTCAAAGAATTGTATAAAGAATTAAAACCTGTTCCTGAGATGTACACTAAAAATTATGAGGGTGAAGTGGTCTGTATGGACTTCCTCACGTTTAAAATGGTATTGAATTTGAAACCAAACAAAACAATAAAGGGATGTTCCAATGAACTGTGGAAAGTTTGTGAGGATTTAGGTTATAAACTTAATACCACCGTAACTACATCAATACATAATAAGTGGATTTGGTTTAATATCCTAGGTGAATTTAGGGGTTACCATGAAGATAATCAACTAGCTCTTGAACTACAGAGACAAGATTTGGCTAAAGAAAATCAGAAACTACTTGATGAAACAATTTTGAATGGGACCTATGGTATTAATAATCCAAAAGAAGGTGGTGGTGTATACCTATTAAGTTGTGGTGAGTATTTTAAGATAGGTCACAGTGTAAACATAAAATCAAGATTATCTTCTATAAAGACCAGTAACCCCTATGAAGTAGAGTTGATTACAAAGTACACCCCATATAAAGTTAATAATAAATTATTAGAGCGGCAATTACATAAACATTTTAAGAATTTCCACCATATGAATGAGTGGTTTCATAAGGGGTTTACAGAAGATGAATTTATTACAGCTTGTATAAAATTTTACACTAGAACTGTAAAGAAACTTGCACAAGTAGGTGAATAAAATGGATTATATTTTACAAAGTAAACTTGTTATACATAATGATTTTAATTTAACGGTAGTTGCTACAGGTACTAGAATATTTAGTGATATGAACAGGTATCTTTATTTAAGGTTGTTAAAATGAAAACACTTGAACGCGGAACCAGAGTAACACTACCAAATCACCCATTCCTGTCAGATGGTTATGTGATGAAGTATTTAGATGGTTTTGGTTACTGGATTAAATTGGATAAAAAGGCACCTAATACTTATGCATTTAATACTGACGAAATTCTAATGTTCCCAGAAGATGTGGTGGCTATAATTAAGGAGTAAATTATGAAATCTAAATTAAAATCATGGTTCAACTATATCATGTGCCAGAATGATCAACCTGTACCTGAAGAAGAAGATAGTGTACTAGCTCCTGCTGTGGAAAGTAAAATAAAAGAGCCAATACTATCCTTTGTTAGCTTCTATAAGAAGAACCACAGAAAGTTTTCTATTGACGTAGGGTATAATAAATCAGAAGATGTTACAGAGTATGTGTTGGTTGACAATATAAACAATATAAAATATTTTATTAGTCGTAGGTTTGTACCTTGCTTCTCTTCACATTTTTATGTTTTTGAAAATTTCAGAATAAATGAAGGTGAAATTGTTAACACTTTTACAAGAGAGGAGATCGAATACGCTTTTAATCAGGTATCTTCATTTATGAATGAAAGAGTAGAAAAACTTACTACAATTAAGAGTGCCAGAATTCGTGCTAAACTCATAAAGGTATACGGTAATGAATAGACGTATAGAAAGCATACTGTGCATAATTCTTGCAATTATATTAATATTTGGTTTGACATCTATGGCTGCATTAGGTACACTTGATAACTTAATATTGTGGTTGAAGGAGATATGAAGGTATGAAAGTTATTCCTAAAGTAGATCGTATGATTGAAACTTTGTGTGCATATAATGATGTCAACACTTCATCTTCTACGGTAAGAGTATTGTGCCCAACATGTGATGGGTTGAAAGTAGTAACACAACGTGAAGGTGACCCTTACCATGTGCATATTGATAAGGATTGTCCTAATTGTAAAGGTACAGGTATTGTTGAATTTGAAGTTAAAATGTGGAGGGTTGTGTAATGTACATTAAGAAAGGTAAGCCTTATTTCAATACCAAAGATACTTGGAGTATGAGTGGTACGTTATCACCTATTATTTCCGCAGGTTTAACTAAGTTTCGCGAAGAGTGGCTTAAAAGTGGTAATGGTATGGCTGGCACAGTAATTAGTAATTGTTTAGACATTGGTGTAGTCACTTCACTAGGTGAGAATGTATGGGAGTTTACTGACGCAGATTGGCTTAAATTAGACCAAGTATTTCTGTATTACTTAGATGAGATGATCTTCGCATTCGGAAGTGATGAGCCAGACTGTACTTTGTACGATATTAGATTCCTACCAAGAGACTTAGAGTTTAGCGATGAAGTACGACAGTTAAATAAAGTTGAGTCTGATAGGTACCGTAAAGACTTACAGGAATACCATGATCGTTGTGATAGAGGTCGTATGTTCTTTGCAGAGTATTTTAATGCGTTGTTTAATTAAGGAGGTTTATTGTGGATAGTAAAAGGGTTACAAAAGAAGAAGTGGTAAATAAGTTTATCAATACATTAAAGTATGCAGGTGTAAACCAAACTAATTACAGAGAAGATTTGTGTGCTGCAATAAAATTACAATTGGATAAGACTGACCTTACTTACAAAGTAGAACTAACACAGGTACCAACTAATGGTTGGTATGAAGAATATACTCAAATGCAATTTATCTTAGTGGAAGATTGTAATCATGAGTGGGAATACTCAGCCTCCTATATTTGTCATACGGATAGAGTTAATATTTATACTTGTAAACTATGTGGAAAGGTGAAATAATTATGAAGATTGAATTAGAGAATGGAAAGTACACTTACATGTTTGATGAGAATACTGGTGTGCAGGAAGTATTACGTTATGGAGAACCTTGGCGTGGTAAGGAACTAACTGGTGATAATTTTATCTTAGCTATGGCACATGAAATCCAACGTCTACGTAAGCAGCAAAGCTACAAGGAAGATTTCGAATCAGAGTGTGGTTAGTAAATATTACTGGTTGAATAGTGTATAAATTGCTGGTATAATTAGTATTCAATACAAGAGGTGTATAAAATGAATAACGAAGAACTGTGGGATATAAGCACTGGTACTAACTTTAGTGACCTTGACATTAGTACTGAAACTATATAAGGGGTTATATGAGTAATATAAAAACTGGACCACTTAGGTACCATGTAGATGTGAACACTGATAAAGCAATGCAGTATATTGATGACTTGGTTACACAAGGTATAGATGTAGATTACAAAACTGCGGAGGATTATGCTATGAGTTTAATTGAATATAAATACAACATTGAAATATGTGGTGATTACACAGGACCATAAATATGAAACATCCTCAATACATAGCATGTAAACGTGATGGTACGTTTGAGTTTAGAAATGGTGAACCTGTACTTAAACAAGAAGGTGATGTGGCAATATTTAATTGCGCAGACTCCTTGGATTTAAAGTTAATCAGTTTAGCTGAAGATTATTTCAATTATAGTATTGACAATAATAAGAAAGAAGGTTAATATACATTATAGAAACAAAGTTCCGTTAGCTCAGATGGATAGAGCAACAGCCTTCTAAGCTGTGGGTCGAAAGTTCAAATCTTTCACGGGATACGCAGTATTAACTCAGTTGGTAGAGTGTCTGATTTCCAATCAGAATGTCGAGAGTTCGAACCTCTCATACTGCTCCAATTTTAAAACACCGTCAGTACTAGACAACACCATTGAGATATAGTACAGTTTTACTCAGTGTAGTGTGAGAAGGTGTTTTATAAATAGTGAGGATACCCCACCCCCTATCTGTGATACCATAAGAAATTGCGACTATGGTTAGAAGTTTAAATGGCAAACAATGTAAGGTACGTTCCCTCTCACGATCACAGTGATGACAAATACCTTCTATACAACACTTCTGATGTGTATAAACTCAAGACGTATAGTAGATAGAAAGCGCCATACAACGTGAAGTTGGTCCCTCGTAGAGGTGGTTAGCGAAAACACTAGGACATAACCCTGCCTAGTATAAAACGGTTTTGGGTATGACGCTGTAGTTGAAATTGTCACCATTCTGAGAAGTTCTGCCATGCAGGTAATTTGGACTAGTCCTACAGATAATTTCTGTGGCTGAGATCGTACACTAGATGTGTGGTCGATAAACTCTATCTTATTTAGTTCACCAATCTTAAGGGTGTTTAAGAATAAGACACGTAAGCGATCATGTGAACAAAGAACGCAACACCGATTTTCTCCCATTATTAGAGGTTGGTCGGTATATAAGTGGCAACCTTAGTAATGACTCAAAACTTTATAAATAACCTTGGAAACGTCCTCACTTGCGAGTTAGGTTCCTCTACTAAGCTCTATTATAAAGTCAGAAGTAAGACACTGAGAATGTCTAGGTAGACGTGCCGAACAATTGAGTTCCACTGAAGACAGGTTAGCTTCAGGTATTGTACTCATAATATTAGCCCACCATAGGTGGGCTTTTTCATACCTGTAATTTATACTCACCTCTCATAAGTTTGACCAACATATTCATACGTGGTAACATACTATTATAAATTAAACAACAGTGTTTATAACACAATAACAGTTGGAAATGAAATCCAATAAGGAAATAAACGTGATCTGTCCATGTGGCGAGATAATTAAAAACCCCTCATACGTCTCAAACTCTAAGTACGATTACATGTGTAATTCATGTAAGGGTTATGAAGATGAGTATGAACTACCAATTACTGGTGAACAACTATTTAATGTTGCACTAGATGAATATAATAAACAAGAATTATTAGGTGATGAAAATGGCTAGACCTACAACAGAAAATGTGGCTGAGCGTAACTGGCGGGAAATTCCTGCTAAAATGAAGGCTAAGGTACCTACTCTAGTAGAACAAGCTATGAAGCGTATAGAGGCTATTCTTAATGACGATAAGGCTGCTGATAGTACTGTTCTTCGTGCTGCTGATACTACTCTGAAATTATATAAAGAAATGAAGGAATCAGAGGCTGCTACCTTGGCTGCGGATGAGAAAGAAGATGCAGAAGCAGAAGGGTTAGCAGCAGCATTAGCTTTACCAAAGTCGAATGCACCATCAATCAGCTTAGTAGCATTCACACCTCCAGAACAGAAACAAGGTTAACATTTGCTTACCCTATTAACCATCTGATATAATTACCTATAGATACAGTGAGGATGATTACTCCCTCCTTGTAACTCCTTGCTATATGTATCTATACAACACACTAAAATGAGAGCAGCATTAAGGTTGCCAAAGCCTTCCAGAGAACTTCCTTCATAGGTTCTCGAACATTCCTCCTTCATCCCGCCTCATCGTTTAGTGTGAGAGCGGGATTTATTTTATCTAAAATTTAGGATTAGTTGTTGACAGGTACTAAATGTATAGTTACTATTAGGTCTTACATTAATTGAAGGAGAAAAATTATGAGTAAAGTTGTGTTCACAGATTATTCTAACCAGTGTTTTAATAATGAATCAGAAGTGAAATTGCCAAAAGGTGTTACATCCTTTGAAACAGGGTATGATGGAGGCAGATTCTACTTAATGATTAATGGTGTTGAGGTATTCGATGACTTGAGTGCTGGGAATGATTTTAATGTGAGTTGTGATAAGGTGGAGAGATAGTATGGTCATCACAATAGGTTTCGTATGTTTAATTGGTTGGATAGTAGGTGCATGGGTTCCGTGGTGGATTGTAGCGGCTATGTGGTGTGGCTATGGAGTAAAGTTATACCTAAGTAAACAAAGTGGCTTAGAAAATGTTACAAGTGACTTCCTGTTGGGTATGTTACTAATCATAGCAACAGTGTCAGGGTTCATCTTTGGTGATATGACCATTGTGATGTTGTTTACAGGAGGTAAGTAACTGTGGAAACTAAACTATATGAAGACTTAAAGTTCTGTTGGAAAGCTGGATATAAACTTAACCAAATTAAGGAGTACTGCAACACTACCCTGTCAATTGATGAACTTCAAACGGAGTTTAAGATTATGTGGGAGAATGAGTTGCAGTGTTTGAAGTTGGTTAAAGTGTTAGATGAGATTAGTGCTGAAGACCAACGTAATGGGTTATATAGAGCTTGGGATAAAGCTGCTTCTGAAGGTAGTGACTACACTGTTGAGGCTACCTACAACCCAAACACTAAGGAGATTACCAATGTTAGAAGATTATAAGAATGGGTGCTGCAAACCTTCTACACTAGAGGCATATGATAAATTAAGTAAACTAAACCATGTGTGGTCACTTGGGATGTATGTAGATGAAGAAGGTGATGAGGTAGTAGGATTCTCATTCACACACTATCAAGATACATTTCATGGTACTGTGACTCCTGAGAGTGGCGTAGCAGAGTTAATTATGGAGTATGATATGATGATGGAGGGAGGAGAGAAAGAACGTGTCAGCGACCTCTACGGGTACGTAGAATTGGATAAGCTGATTGAATTATTAAATAAGATACCTCATATTAATAGTATTATGATTGATATGGGTACTAAAGATAAACTACACTAAAGGAGAGGATATGAATAAGAAACAAGCTAATTTGAAGGTTAATCAATTGTTATGGCAGATTGATAGATGTGGTGATCAAGACGAATGCTCTATGAAGCACGTAGGTCATGGAACTTCAATGTTGATTGCAGGGTTAGATCCGTCTATTCAGGAAGATTATATAGATTATACGTATGGTGGTACATCACATGACCTTTCTGATTATGATAATGAAATCTATATAGCTTCTGAATTCCAAGAAGATAAGTGGAAAGAAGTTAAGACTTTGTTTGATAAGTTTGGGGAAGAAGTGTTAGACGGTATACCAAACTTTTATATAGGGAACTATGTTGAGTGGTATGTAGATAAGGTGGAGGTTGCTATTGGCTGAAAAATTTAATACTAAAACTTTCATAGAAAAAGCGAAGGCTATCCACGGTGACTATTATGAATACCCAGACCCATATATAGCTATGTTGACTAGTATTAGGATTATATGCCCAATACATGGTGAGTTTACTATGATGCCTTCCTCTCATATTCACGCAAGACAAAGGTGCGGTGATTGTGCATTGGCTATACGAAGACGAGAGAACTTTGAAATACAGAAGGGTTTAATTGAAAAGGCTCACGGTGATAAATATGAGGTATTAGATAACCCTGAGTACCAAACCATACACTCTAAACAAGATATGTTCTGTATGTTACATGGACACTATGTATCTACTTTATCTTCTGTTAGAGATACTCCCTATGGTGGGTGTGGTAATTGTAAAATTTTAAAAGAAGGTGAGGTCTTCATCACTAAAGCAAAAGCATTGCACGGAGATAAATATGTGTATAACGTAGAGGACTATGTTTGTAGTCGCACTATGATGGAGATCTTATGTACAAAACACAACATCCCTTTTAAACAGAGACCGTCTGCACATATACAAGGGCAAGGTTGCCCTACATGCGGAGAAGAAGATCGTAAAATATCCATGACAAAAACCAACGAAGCTTTTATTAAAGAGGCAATGGAGGTACATAATAACTTATACGACTACACCAATACTGAATATATCAATGCTGTTGAAAATGTTAAAGTGTTTTGCAAGGAACAAGGGCATGGTGAATTTTCTGTTATAGCCAATAACCATGTAAATGGGCAAGGTTGTCAGAAATGTTCTAGGGAAGGTATGTTTTTAGGTAAAGACCAATTTATCTCTGATTCTATTGTGGAATATGGGAATGGTGCGCTAGATTACTCCTTAGTGCAGTATGTAAATAATACCACTAAGGTTAAACTTAAGTGTAATCAGCACGATGAATGGTTTAATGTTACCCCTCTAATGCACAGGGATAAGAATAAAAACTCTGGTTGCCCTACGTGTGGTAAGTTAGGTATGAATAGGTGGTCTATAGCCTCTATATTGAAAATACCTAATATCCATAAGAAGTATGGGTATTTTTACCTAGGATATGTGGATTCCTTAGATGATAATGTTTATAAAATAGGTATTACTAGTAGCCTATCTAGTAGGGAGTATACATACAAGAAAGACCTACCACTAGACTCTGTTTTTACATTCCTCAATTACAGAAGGATGTCATATCTAGATTGTGCTAGGATTGAAAGTAGTTTAAAAATGTTCTTCAAGCCACTACAGGTAAAATCAAATATAAAATTCGGAGGGTATACGGAAATATTCAACCTAGATAGTACTCTATACGAGATGGTTAATGATATTATAGACGGGAGTAATGATGATGTAATATTACCTAATATCTCTGACATCTTCTCCAATAATATAGATATATCTTTTATAGAAGATTTATACAAAGAGAGGTACAGTTATGAGTAATGAATTATCCCCGCAAGTAGGTAATGTTTGCCTACTATAAATCTATTTAATTAGGTGAAGGTCCCTTATAGGATAATACCTAGCGAATTAAAAACGTGTAACGACTAATCCGAAAGGATGTAGAGTTCAAGTGAACTCGAAACAATAGAGTAATAAGATATAGTCTCAACTTGTGCAGTAATGCATAGAGTGGTGTAACGATCCACGTAAGGTAGTGAAACAAGCGTTAGCAGCGCAAATGAAGGTAGATGTAATGATCTACGGAGGTGCTAGTAAATCCTGTGGCACCTCGATAATCAACTTTTCTAATTCAGTGGATATCTCTACGAGACAATACTGAGCGAAGGTATTTAATTATACTGTGTGCAACGATCAACCTGAAGAGGTGTAGGGTATTTATACTCGAAATGGAAAGCCACTTATATGTGGAAGATATGATCTAAGCTTTATGGTGACATAAAGAATAATAGTCCAGTTTGGCAGGATCTGGCAAAAGTAGGTTACTCTTATTGAAGGCAGGGTATTACGCTCACAACGACCCCAACTTTGAGGGGGTAATGTTCCGTAGGACTTCCCCTCCATTGAAAGCAGCAGGTGGTCTGTTTAGTGAGGCAAAGAAATTATACCAACCCCTAGGAACAAGGGTGAGAGAAAAGGACATGGAAATCATGTTCAGTGGTGCAGAGGGTAATAAAGGAGGCAACCTTAAATTTACACACCTTGAGCATGAAAGTGACGCGGAAGGTAACCATTAAAATTTGGTGGCTTAATACAGTAATGTGTTTCGAATAACTCTTTTAATTGCTGGGATAGTCACGTAGTGACCAATCAGCAGGGACGTTAACCCTAGGTTAACACCTTCAGAGACTAACCCGTTAGGGTGTAGGGATTAATACAATCTCGAAAATAGAGTGTCTACTAAGTAGACAGTGATATAGTCCATAGTAATCAATAGGTTACAAGCAAGGTTTACAATATTCTTTTGTCGGATTCGATGAACTAACTCACTTCACTTGTTCGCAGTTTTTATATTTAATGGGACGTATGCGTTCTGCTGCAGACAGTGATTCATTTATGTTAGCCACTACCAACCCAGATGCAGATAGTTGGGTTTTTCAATGGGTAGAGTATTATTTAGATGAAACTGGAGTGTTTGATGAGAGTAAATTAGGGCATATAAGATATTTCTTGGTAGTTGATGATACCCCAGTGTTCGCAGATGATCCTGAAACATTGGCAGAGCAATACCCAGACCTATGTTATGTGTATAATCCAATTGAAGATAAGACAGTGTACGTCCCTCCAATGACGTTTTGTTTTATTGGGGGAAATATATTCGATAGATGATTGTCGCCCATGTTAGTAATTTCATGGTGAAAATTCTTTTAATTGCTGGGAACTCTTTATAAACTAAAGACAATCAGCAGGGACGTTAACCATAGGTTAACACCTTCAGAGACTAACCCGTTAGGGTGTAGGGTGCTTATACTCGAAAATAGAACACCTTTAGAGGTGAAGATATAGTCCAAACTCCTTGTTATAAAACAAGGAGTTAAGAATCCAGCCCTAATCAAACAAAATCCGAAGTATCTGTCTGCACTTAAGGCACAGACTAAGATTAACAGGGCAAGACTACTAGACGGTGAACAATTGCCGTCTTTATAAATCTATTTAATTCAGTGGATATCTCTCTGAGACAATACTGAGCTATGCAAAATATATAATTGTGTAGTGCAACGACTAACCAGAAATGGTGTACGCTTACTTCTAGTAGGTGGAAATGTTAGATACCTTAATAGGTAAAGATATAGTCTGAACTTCTATGGTGACATAGAGACCGTAAGGTGCAAGATTTAACAATTTTGTAACAAATCGAATTGGCTAGCAAGACCAGAAGGGAGTAACCTATTCCAGAGGGAGTGGTTACACAAAGTAGATAATGAGCCAGTTGGAGGTTTAGCATGTAGAGCATGGGATTTAGCTCATTCTGAACCTAGTGACAAAAATAGATATCCAGATTATTCTGCATCAGTACGTATGATTAGAAAGGACGGCCTATATTTTATAGTTGCTAATTATCACCCAGAGATAAAAGACCCTAAAACTGATGTAGTTGGTAGGTTTAGGAAACGCTTTGGCGAGAGAAATACATGGATGTTGCAACAAGCTCAATGGGATGGAGAAGATACTTATATATTACTGCCTAAAGAGAGTGGCGCTGGTAAGGCGCAGTTTGAAGACTTAGCTAAGATGCTTACAAATGAAGGTTTTCATGTAAGAGGTTCTGAAGTTGGTAACGTAAAAGGTGGCAAAGTAAAGCGTTTCTCTATATTCTCTTCTGCATGTCAGAATGGGTTAGTACATATAGTTGAAAGTTCTTTTGAAAATAAAGCCACTTTAGAGGCTTTCTACAAAGAGTTAG